ATTTATACTTTAATAAATTAAAAGATAAATAATATCGAATATATGTTCTTGAAATATCGAACAAAAAGAGTTATAATAATAATGTGCTAAAAATAATTGGTATATATCTTGTACACATAACAAGAACATATGTTTGCAAAACGGTTAATTGTTTATATTTCTATCTATTTTTTATGTCTTATACTATAAAGTTAAATATAAAATTAAGATAAATATTATTAATAATAAATAGTTTGAAAATTACAAAAATATGTCGATAGCTGGTAAAAAATGGAAGAACTACTTGGATAGAATGTATGTTACAATGTAATTAATTAAGTGTAAAGGGGAAGTATTTATAATAGGTATACTTTATTTTTCTAAGGGGGAAAGTTTATGTCAGAAGGAAAAATTAACAAAGAAAAATTAATGAAGCTAGGTAATATGCTGTCAGAATTAAAAAGGAATAATAAAGATAAATTTACAAATTATAAATCTGAAGTTGAGAAATATGAAAATAAAAAAAGAGGAGCATAACATCCTCTTTTTACTTCTTATTTTCTTCCTCTAAAAAAACCTCAGCTACATTGTATAATCTTTTTTGTGCTTCTGGACTTAATTTACTTATCATTCTTAACATTTCTTTAATATCATCATCAAAATCCATATCTAAAGTTGGGTCTTGAAATATATCCCCTTCTCCCGTTCTTAACCAATTTTCGTTTACATTAAATTCTTTGCATATATCATTGATTATTCTATCTGTTAAATCTCTCCTACCTGTTTCTAGAGAGGAAATGTGGTCTTGAGATAGAAATAATTTATTTCCCATCTGTGTTTGATTCAGCCCTAATTCTTTTCTTAAAGTTTTCAATCTTTTATTCAATATTATCACCTCCCTCTTTAAAATATATTATCATATAAAATATGTCTTTGCAATAAAATTGATATAAAATATGTCAAAAACATATTACCTGTTGACAATATGCTAATGACATAATATAATTTAAATATGGAATGTCAAAGACATAAAAAGGAGTGATAATATTTGCATAAAAAAAAGATGAATCAAAAAGAGCTTGAGTTATTAGGGAAAATGTTTTTAAAAATTAAAAAAATAGATAAACAAAAATTTGGAGAGTTAAAAGGCTCTGTTAAAACATCGCTTGAATATGAATATATTTTAGTTAATAAAATTAGATAAGTATACATACGTACATTGAAAACTGAATATTCACACAAATAAAAAGTGCAACCATAAATTAACAAATTTTATAATTGCACTTCTTCATTTATTTAAAACATGGATATACTTAGTTTCTTTTTTATAAAAGAGTAGCTTAGCTACTCTTTTATAAATTATTTTTTAGAATTCAGTAACTTATTTTGAGTTTTAAGCAACTCTTTTGCCATTAATAAAAGGTATTCTTTTGTATCAGAAGTTAAAGAGTCAAAAATGTTAAGAAATTCTTTTTCGTATGGAGAGGAAGCAAACATATCTCCCTCTCCTGTTCTTAACCAATTTTCACTGACACCAAATTCAGAACAAATTAATTTTATATGTTTGTCACTGAAAGTTCTTTTATTAACTTCTATCATTGCTAATGTTGATTGACTTAAGCCTATCTTTTTTGCAAATTCTGCTTGATTAAGTTTCAATTTTTCTCTGATTTGTTTTACTCTAGTATACACATGTTTGCCCCTTTCACTTATTTTGTAATTAAATAATATCACAATAATATTACAAATGCAATTAAAATATAAAAAATAATATTACAAATAAAATATAAAAGTATTGACTTTAACTTAATTTGTAATTATAATTAAATTACAAATGAAGTTGAGAGGTGATGTAATGGAAGATATAATCACAACTGAAATGAAGAATACATTTTTAAATTTATCAGTAAATAATCAATTAGAAATTCTTAATCTTGCTAAGACTATTAAAAAAATAGAAGATGCTTTAAATATTGAAGACAATGAGAATTATAATTAAAAAATGAAATGATTAAGGAGAGGATTTGAATTGAATAATTTAAGAATCAAGGGAAAACAAAAATTTATAGATTTAGAAATTCCTATTATAGAAGGAGGATTTGGAGAAAGTAAAAAATGTATGACAGACAAAACTATATCTGAAATACATAATATGAGAAATGCTGATATAAGAAGGAGAATATCTGATAATTTAAAAAGGTTTAAAAATAATATTGATTATATAGATTTGAAACGTGTGCATGAGACGCACACGTTGATAGAATTAGGTTATTCCAAGCAATCTATAACTCAAGCTGATAATATATTTTTATTATCTGAAAGAGGTTACTCAAAACTAATTAAGATAATGGATACTGATTTAGCTTGGGAAATACACGATAAAATAATGGATGAATATTTCAATATGAGAGAACAGCTTACAGATAGTTATATGATTCAAGATTCTATTGAAAGAGCTAAAAGATGGATAGAAGAAGAAAAAGAAAGATTATTACTTAAAGAAACAATTCAAGTTCAACAACCTAAAGTAGAATATCATGATAAAGTATTAAATCCTGACAAATTAGTTACGACAACAGATATTGCGAAAGATTTAGGAATGACAGCACAAGCATTAAATAAATTACTACATTTAAACAGAATTATATATCCAGAAAGAATAAATGGGCGAATAAAATGTTGGAAACCATATAAAAATTATTTATGGTTGATACCTGAATATGCAGATTTTAAAATAACAGAACATGATACGCAGCTTAAATGGACTGAGATAGGTAGAAAATGGTTAATAGAATTTGTAGAGAACATTAAAAAAATAAGTTAAATCAAGAAGTTAAAATGTACCTTGAAAAGTAGATATTTAAAAATATAAAAGATAGGTGATTAAATGATAAAACAAATACTAAATAAAAGAGGTAGTCTATTAAATCTAGCAAGTGAGTATTTGACAGAACAAGACTACCTCAAGTTTCAAGGATGGTATACACATAGATATAGTAAGATGGATGCTTATGACGCTTCTATAAATGAATATTTAAATTATAAAAACGACAAAAAATTAATAACGTATGTATTTAATTTAAAATTTCAAGAAGCTCTCATAGAAATATAATATTACTAAACATGGTGATTGAAATGAATTATAATTATGTAACTAAAATTGACTTGAAATATGGAAATACACAATTTGGGTTTGAGAAATATAGCGATGCTTTAGATAAGTATAGAGAACTTAAAGAAGAATTTAAGTATGTTCCATGTATTATAAAACTTCATTCATATGTAGCGCACCAAGATTTATATGTGAAAGAAATTAAAGCTGATGGTTTTGAAAAGAAATATTTAGATATTAGATGTGTATAAGAGACAGAACAAAATATATCAGATGAACTAAGTCTTTGTGATAAGAAAAAGGAAGAAGTATTACATGTAATAGAAGAAATGAATTTAGACACAGCTTCTTTAAATGATAAGATTGATACCATTAAAGAATTAAAAAACACTTTAGCTAAGAGAAGGTTGGTTAAATATGAACTAAATAAATACTTTGCCTTTTGTAATACATTATATGAAATTGAAGAAGAGTTAAAAAAATATGAATCTAAATATAAACAAAAAGAAAATCAAGGAAAAAGCAGATTCAAAAAAAATAAAAAATAGGTGATTAGATGGAAGAATATCATTTTAACTTAATAAAAAAGCTTTGTGCTGAAAGAAAAATACACAAAGGCTGGTTTAGAAATATTGAAAAATGTGGTTGTGGAGGTAAATGTAATAAGAAAAATTGTAAGATGTTAGAAAAATTATAGGGAGGTACATATGGAAAATCAAACTGAATTAACAGAAAAAGATATAGAGAAAACTTTAAATGCTTTAAATATTATTAAATATATTTGTATAGAATCTAAATATTGCAAAAATTGTCCTCTTGGATATATGAAAAATCTTGATGAACATAATTGTATGCTATATGAATTAATAGACAGAGGGTTACTACCATGTGATTGGAATGCAAAGAAAGTTACAAGATTGTTAGATGCAATAGTTGAACAAAATTAACAAAGAGGAGAAGATATATGATACATGAACTTAAGATATTACCTAAATATTATGAAGCTGTTTCAAATGGTTCTAAATCATTTGAAATAAGATTTAATGATAGAGATTTTAAAATAGGAGACACTTTAAAATTACAGGAATATATAGATGGTGTTTATACAGGAAGGAGTTTACAAAGAGAAGTATCTTATATACTTAATGATTCAAATTATATTAAAAATGGGTACATAATTTTAGGGTTAATAAATAACACAAATCATTATATGTTTAAAGTTGTAAGAGATTATAAAAAAGAAAATTATTTAATATGTAGACAAGGGAAAGTATTCATAGGGTATATTCTTGGGAACTTTGCTTGTTGCAAGGAGTCTTTAGAACAATTTACTATACCATTAGAATATATAGAAAAAATAAGTAGAGTAGAATTTAAACCATTGTAATTAAAATCAAGATTTTAATAGAAAAGGAGTGATTAAAAATGAAGAAAAATCCAATAAGAATTAAAAAATGTGACTGTGGTGGAGATATATATGAACTTAATACACAATTAGGTACTATGTATCAATGTAAAAGCTGCGGGGAGATGTATAGATAGTGCTGAAATATTAGCTAAAGAAGATGAGGTGAAGTCAATGAGTAAAAAAGATAAGTTATCTATTTTTATAAGTTTAATATTAAGACATAAACCAGAAACTATTGGAATTAAATTAGATGACTATGGATATGCAGATGTTAATGAATTGATTGAAAAAATAAATAATACTGGTAGAAATATTAATATAGAAATCCTTGAGCAAATAGTTAAAGAAGATAATAAGCAAAGGTACAGTTTTAATGATGATAGAAGCAAGATTAGAGCAAATCAAGGACATTCAATTAATGTTAATGTGGAATTGAGGGAATTAGAACCACCAAAATATCTTTATCATGGAACAGCTACTAGATTTTTAGACAATATTAAAAATGAAGGTATTATTAAACAAAGTAGACTGTATGTACATTTATCAAGGGATATAGATATTGCTGTTAAAGTTGGTAAAAGACATGGTACGCCTGTAATTTTAAAAATTAATACAGGCAAAATGTATGAAAATGGTTATAAGTTTTACTTATCTGAAAACAATGTTTGGTTATGTGAGTATATACCATTTAAATATGTAGAGATTTTTGAGTAGTTAAATAAAATTATTCAGTGAAATAAAAAATGAATGAAGGTGTAATGAAATGAGCAGGTGTAAAGATTGTTTTTACTTTGAAAAAAACAAGATAGAAGAGAGTGGTATATGCAATAAGAAAGAAAAAGAAGTGTATAAAGAGAATAGAAAATGTGAATTTTATGAAAGTAAAAAATGGAAATCAATGAATATAGATGAATTTTGGATTGAAATGGAAAGATGGACAAATGAAAAAGTAAATAGGTATATAATATATTTTTCTGAACATGACAGTATTCAGATTGATATTGTCCAAGATATTAATAGACCTAATAATCCTACTGATGATGAAGTTATAGAAGAATATGTTGAAAATAACTACGGTTATGTAAAATATGAAGTTATTGATTTAGGTACTGTAGAGAACGTTAAGTTGTAAAATTAGGAGGGAATTAAATATGGAGAATATAGAATTAACACCTAGAGATTATTTTGAAGATATTAAAAATAGAAAGCAAAAAAATACAAATGAAAAGCTTGATATAATATATGAAAACTCTTTGATTCTTTTAAACAAATATATTGTAACTGGTCAAAAAAAGGGTGCTAAGAAATTAATGTTTTTACTTGAATGTATTGAAAAAGAAAGAAATGTAATAGAGCTGGGAATAGATACATTTGTGTATAAAGAAGATATAGAAAAATATATTGATGATATATCTAAAAATACAGTAAAAATAATAGAACTTGAAAATTATGAAAGAGAAATACCAGATGAAATAGTAGAAATAATAGAGAAAACAAAAGATATATTTGATAAAATGTATGTTTTGTTTACTGATTATACAGGTAAAATTACAAAGGAAATAAGCAAAGAGAGAAGAGATAAAGACCCAATACTATTTGGTGTTTTTTCAGATGAGAAAAGCAGAGCTATTGTAGATAGATTCTATTATCTTGGAGATTGGGAAGATGAGTATTGTGATTTAACATTAGAGAAAATGATAAATGATTATAAGAAAAAAGGAAGACAAGACATATTAAAACATATAATTACACCTAAATCATTAGATGAGTTAAAAAAAGAATTAGATTCTTTAGAAAAAAATAATGATACATATAAGCAACTTGCCAATATAAAGCCATTACCTACTACAAAAAACTCTAGTGTAGAACCACCTAAATTAAATATATTTAAAAAAATAAAAAATAGAGTATTTAAAAATGAAAAGTAATGTTGATTTAACAGAGAATAGGGATTTTAGAGCTGTAAGAGGAAGAGGCATCAATATTTTAGGTATCGAAGATGCACCAAATAGAATGTTGAATGGTTTTAGTGATTTTGGAATTGGACGTCTTTATGGTAAAAATTTAGAATTTGAATTTAATAAAAATGAAGTATTTTTAACTGGAAATGCGAATGATAGAGAGGAAAAAAAGTTTCTTATACTTTGTGAAGAAAATAAGGTGTGTGTCAGATGTGGAGATGAATTAAAAGAGAGATGGGATAAAGTAAGCATAGAACTATGTAATAAATGTTATGAAATGTTAGATGTTGAGTATAAAAATAAAAAGATAATTAGAGAATTATTTTTTAGAGATAGAGATGTAAATATAGAGTTACTTTAAGAGGTATATAAGAAAAATAAGTAGAGGAGGAATTTATATGAAAGATGTTTGGTTATATAGTTGGGATGATGAATGTTTTAGAAGTGATGAATACGAAAGTAAAGAAGAAGCTGTCGAGGCAGCTAAGGAAGAACTTAAGAGGCTCGGAGAAATTAAACGATGGGTTTATATTGAAAAAAAAGAAGAAGCTGATATTCCCGACATAGATGCAAAAGATGCTTTAGAATGTATTCAAAATAGAATTGATGACGAATACGGAGAATATGGAGAAGATTGGTTTGAAAATATACGTGCTGAAGACATATTGATACTAGAGAGTAGAATAAGCGAAGTATTTAAAAAATGGATAGATGACTTTAAATATAAACCATATTGGTTTGCTGTTAGAGATATAGAAGAAATAGAACTAAAAAATGTTGTTAATTAAAACTAGTATTTTCAATGATGACAACAGTATGACAAGAATAATGAGTATATAAAGGAGTGATGTTTATTAAAGGTTTTAGATGTATATGCAGACATAAGTTTTCAAGGATAAAAGATTGTTATTTGATTACAACAAAAAGTCAGCAGCATACTTGTAAGATTTGGGTGTGTAAATATTGTGGACAAATTGTAGCTGGTTCAACTCCTGTTTATCATCCTAATATGAAAGTCAATGAGTATTGTGTAAAGTGTGAGCTTTTAGCATGTTCAAATAATTATGAGGGATATTGTAACTCTAAAGATAAAGAAATTGAATTTAAGTCTATTTGCTTAGAAGATAATAAAGAGATTTTGCAGTGTAAAAATTTTGATTTGGAATAAAATTTAGCTTAAGTAGGAGAATTTTAGAATATGAAAATAAATGTACATGTTAAAACTAATAAAATTGGTTCAGACTGTAAGCTGGAGTTTGAAATAGATGATGATGATTTAAAAGATATGTCTGATGAAGAGAGAGGATTATATAGATAAAATTGCATGGGATTATGTTTTTGAAAATTTTATAGATTGGAATTGGTATGAGGTTGAAGATTAAGTTAAAACAATAGTTTTAATTATTTATAAAGGAGGATTTAATGTGAATAAAGATAATTTAGAAACAATTATAGAAGGTTATAAGGTATTTAATCCAGATTGGACTTGCAGAAATTTTAAATATGAAGTAGGTAAGACTTATGAACATGATGGAGATATAGAAGTATGTGAAGCTGGATTTCATTTCTGTCAAAAAGTAATTGACTGTTTTAACTATTATTATTTTGATAATAAAAATAAAGTTGCTAAAATTGAAGCAATAGGATTAATTAAGACTGATGGTGATAAATCTGTCACAAATAAAATTACAATAGTGAAAGAAATTGAGTGGGAAGAATTATTAAATATTGTAAATATAGGGAATAACAATATAGGATATGGTAATACAGGAGATTATAATACAGGAAGTTACAATACAGGAGATTATAATATAGGAAGTTACAATACAGGAGATTATAATATAGAAAATTGTAATACAGGATATCGTAATGAAGGATGTTGTAATGAAGGATGTTGGAATACAGGAAATTATAATATAGGGAATTGTAACTCAGGAGATTGGAACATAGGAGATTATAATTCAGGGGTATTTTGTACAGATGTTCCAAAAATCAGAATGTTTAATAAAGAAACTGATTTAACATATGAGGATTGGATAAATAGTGAGGCACGAAATATTTTAAAAAGAAATAGTTATTTAACAAAATGGATTCACATTGATGACATGACAGAAGAAGAAAAAGAAAATAATCCAGGATATGAAATTAATAATGGTTATTTAAAGGTGTTTACATTTGAGGAGATGTGCAAGAACATGTGGAATAACTTAACTGATGAAGAAAAGAAAATTATTATAGACATACCTAATTTTGATGCGGATATTTTTAAAGAGATAACTGGAATAGAAGTAATTAAATTAAAAATAAAGGAATGCAACATAGTGGACAAACAAGAATATACAAATTGTTGTGGTAATTGTAAAGAATGTGATGAATATCATAAGATGTTATGTAATTCATTATATGAGGAGGAATAAGAATGGCTAAATATGATTTATTGCTAAAATTAAATAATATTTTATTCAAGATGGAAAAACATTGCGATGAAATGATTAAAAATAATAACGATAAAGAATTGAGAACCTGTACTAATTGCGAATTTGCTTATTATGGTAGTTATGTTGAAAGTGGATGTGTTTGTACAGATATTGAAGGATTTGGCATACATGATATGGTAAAAAGAATTATTGAAAAAAATAAAGAAAAGATTGATTTAGAAAGAAAAATAAAGTATCCAGCTATATATAAACATTTTAAAGGCGGATTTTATACAGTTATGGGAATTAGTAAGGCTGTTACTGGTGATGAACTTGATAATATATTTAAAAATATGGGATGCATAAACAGACTGGATGTACTTGAATATAGATTTGGTTCTAGGCATACAGAAACCAGGGAAAATGTAATTATATACAGAGACAATAAAGGCAATTTATATCATTATAAAGATGTTGACAATAATACAAATTTAGTAATATATAAAACTTTATATGATGGAACTGGAGCTTATGCAAGACCTATTGAAATGTTTTTGTCTAAGGTAGATAAAGAAAAATATCCTAACGCTGTTCAAGAATATAGATTTGAAGAGGTATAAATATGCCAAGAGAAAATAGATATAGAGTGAACACTTTAAATGAATTGCAAGATGAAAGAAGAAGAAATGAAGAATTTAGAAATAGACACTTAGCTGATTGGATTTCTGGAAACATCTCACACAATTCCAATCCTACAATTGTTGACCAATTTAATGATGAACTTGGAGGTCTAGCAAATGAATTTACACAATGGAATATGGGAGATTTTTTTGCTCAATTTACTCCAATAAAAAAAGTTAAAATAGGAGATGTGGCAAGAAAATATTTGAATCCGCATTATTATATTCCTGATGAATTTAATTTTAATAATATTACAAATGATGAGAGTCTATATTTGGGAATAGAATTAGAAGTAGATAATGGTGGTAAAAGTGAAGAAAATGCAAAGTTTATTGAGGAATTTTTAGGAGAAAAAAATTGTTATATAGTTAGTGATGGAAGCTTAAATAATGGATTAGAAATAGTAACTCATCCTTGTACTCTAAAATATCATAAAAAATTAGAATATAAAGATTTATTTGAAGAACTAAAAGAAAAGGGATATAAATCTCATGATACATCAACTTGTGGTTATCATATACACATTAATAGAGATTTTTTTAGCAAGGACTTAACTATACAAGATTTATGCATTACAAAGATTTTATATTTAATAGAAAAATATTGGGAGTATGTAAAAGTAATAGCTAGAAGAAATTCAAACCAATATTCTAAAAGATTTGGCATTAAAGATAATGAAAGTATGTTTGAGCTTCTAATTAAAGCAAAGGGTAGTTGTGTATCTAAATATAATGTGGTTAATTTACAACATAGTAAAACAATAGAGTTTAGGATGTTTAGAGGGACATTAAAATATGAAACCTTTATAGCAACTATGGAATTTGTACATAATTTAGCTTATATATGTAAAGATACATCTTTAGAAGATATACAAAATATAGAATTTCAAGATATATTAAATTTATATCAAACAGAATATCTATTGTTATATTTTAATAATAGAATTGAAAATATGAATAATACTGTTGATTTAGAAGATGAATATAAAGAAAATCTTAGAAGGAGAATTTTTATTAGAGATGAATGGTCACTTTTCATGAGAGTTTAATGTAATAAATATAAATTATAAGATACTAAATAGCTCATAATACGTGACTTACTATATAAGGAGGTATAATTTTGGACATTAAATCAAGGTTAGAATCAAAAGAATATAATTTTCTTAGAGAAGAAGAAAGATTAAAAAATAGAATGATACTTCTTACAACTGGAGGAAGTTTTGCATATGGAACTAATATAGATACTCCTGAGCATATATCTGATTTAGACATAAGAGGGATATATTTAAATTCAGTGCAAGAAATATTAACTATGAATTGTATAAATAAGCCATATGAAAATAAACAAACAGATACAGTTATATATCCATTAAAGCAAATAATAACATTATTATTAAATGTGAATCCAAATGTAATAGAAATATTAGGTACGAGAAAAGAAGACTTATTTGTTTGCACTGAAGAAGGGAAGCTTTTAAAAGATAATGTAGATTTATTTTTAACTAAAAGAGCTGCTAATAGTTTTGGTGGATATGCAATATCTCAACTAAGAAGATTACAAAATGCTTTAGCAAGAGATAATTATGAACAAAAAGAAAAAGAAGAACACATAATGAACAGTGTAAAAAGGCAAATGAAAACATTTGAAGATAGATATAAAGTCGTATCTGAGGAAGAAATAAAATTGTATATTGAAGAATCTAAAAGAACAGATTTAGAAGAAGAAATTTTTATAGATGTTAATCTGAGAAAGTATCCACTTAGAGATTTAAAAGGTATGTGGAGTGAAATGAATAATATACTAAAAGATTATTCTAAATTAAATCATAGAAATAATAAAAAAGATGAATTACACCTTAATAAACATGCTATGCATTTAATTAGATTGTTTTTAATGGGCATAGAAATACTAGAAGGAAAAGGGATTAATACATATCGAGAGAATGATAAGGAGTTTTTATTAGATATAAGAAAGGGAAAATATACCTATAATGAAATATTTGAGATAGTAAATGAATTAGATAAAAACTTTAAGTATGCAGAAAAAAATTCTTGTCTACCTAATTCTCCAGATATGAAAAAAGTAAATGAACTGGTCATGTATATGACTAATAGAGTATTAAACAGATAGATAATCAAAGAGGTATAAACATGAGCGTAATCAATAAAAAAAATAAAGACATTCATTTTTATGAAGAGAAAATATCTATTCCTAATGAGCTATGTATTTATTTTAATAAGTGGTTGGAAACTAGCAAAATCAAATAAGGAGGTATTAGTTTGAATATAAATAAATTAAAAAAAATAAAAGAAAGAAAAACAAAAAGATGGAATATAGAAAAAATTACTAATAGGATAAATGACCATATGAATATTCAGGAGGATATAGAAAAATGGGATAAATTTGAAACACCAATTATTAGTAAGGAGGTAGATTTTTATTTATTGAAAATAGGATTTCAATATGGAAGGAATAATGGGAGGAATGTCTTGGTAGGAATTAAGGATATGCGTCATATATCAATAAGTAAAGTTAATTCTAACTTATTATCAATAGATATATATAAATTTATTAAACAAGAAGATGGCAAATTTAGTGAATTTAAAGCACATGAATATATAGAAAAGTAATTAAAACAAATGTTTTAATGTGATTTTACCTAGTAGGTACAAGGAGGTTTTTAATGAAAGAGCTTTTAGAAGTAAAAAAAATATTTGATAGTTTAGCATCTACATCTAGTAGAAAAGAAAAAGAGAGAATATTAGAAAAATATAAAAATAAGAGAATGTTTGTTGAATGTTTACAATTTCTGCTAGATTCAAATATTCTCACTGGAATATCTAAGAATAAAATATGTAAGAATCTAAATAATACTAGTCATAATGAATTAGAGAACATATATGATATGCTTGACTATTTAATTAAGAATAATACTGGCAGAAATATAGATGTAAAAACAATACAAGTATTTGCCAGTAAAGATGAAAAATTAAAAGATTTTATTTTTAACTTAGCTACAAAATCAATTAAATTAGGAATAACATATAAGACTGTAGACAAAATAATGCCAGGTTTAATTATCTAATAAATTTTGTGTTTTTTACAAAAAACTATTGAGAACATAGAGGTTATATGATATAATAAAAATATATTGAGAACAGAGAAGTTAAAAGGGGGGGCAATGAGATGACTGACAAAATAATAATAGCAAGTGTAGATGGAGAGGAAATGATATTTAGAACTGAAATGAAAAAGTTAGAAAAAGGAGATAGTCTTATAGTTTCTGTAAATGGTGTAAAAAGATTAGCTCTATTCATTAGGTATATAAGTACTTGTGAAGAATATATAGAAGATATAGCATTTCAAAAAGTAGATGATATATTATATGAAAACACAATTGCCAAAGAAAAAGAAAGAGTTAAAAAGGTATTTAAAGATAAGTGTATGAAAAATTATAAACCTATTGTTAATACAGAAATAGACTCTTATTTGAGGGAATGTGGTTTCAATTGTGATGGTAGACAATTTTTCAAAAGTATAGACAATACACAAATTTTAATTAGCAGGGATTGTGATAAAGATGTTTTGACTGTATCGAAAGGTTTGACAATAACTAAAACAGATATAACAAATAAAAATTTAATTACAGTTATTAAAATAATAAATAATAGTCTATTAATAGTTAGGTAATAGAAATAAATATTGAACTTTTAATAAGAAAAAAGATTTTAAATAAAAGGAGTGATTTAATGAAGAATGTTGTTAAAAGAGATGGGAGGATAGTTCCCTTTGATGAAAAGAAAATAATAAATGCAATAGAAAAAAGCTTTTTATCATTAAGGAACAAAGGAAAAAGTGAAGTATTTGATAGAGAATTAGCAACACTAATAGCTAAAAAAATAAAAAATAAACCATGTGAAAAAATGCATATAGAAGATATACAAGATATAATCGAATTTAGCTTAATGGCTAGTAAAAAGAAAGATGTCGCTAAAGAATATATAACATACAGAGAGAAAAGAAATATAGCAAGAGGAAGAAAAACTTATAATGATTATATGTCTATTGTAAATACTGAAAGTAATGATATAACTAAAGAAAATGCAAATATGAACGCAGATACTCCAGCAGGTATGATGATGAAGTTTGCAAGTGAAACTACTAAAACTTTTACTGACCATGTACTTTTATCTGAAGAAGCAAAAGAAGCAATGATGGATAATTATATACATATACATGATAAAGACTATTATCCTACGAAATCATTGACTTGTATCCAACATCCTTTAGATAAAATTTTTAATAATGGTTTTAGAGCGGGACATGGCTCTAGTAGACCTACTAAAAGAATAGAGACTTCAAGTATATTAGGATGTATTAGTTTAGAGACTGTACAAAATGAAATGCATGGAGGACAGGCGATACCAGCTTTTGATTTTTATAATGCTCAGAGTGTAAGAAAAACATTTATAGAAGAAATAAAAAATATAGAAATAAAGGATGATATTGATTTATCTCATTTATACAATATAGAAATAGAGGATTATATAATTAAGGACTTAAAAGAATTAGACAGCGAAAAAAGAAATGTTCAACATGCTATAAACAGAACTGTATGGAGAGTTCATCAATCAATGGAGTCATTTATACATAATATGAACACAATTCATTCAAGGGGTGGAAATCAGGTCGTGTTTAGTTCTATAAATTATGGTACAGATACTTCAGCAGAAGGTAGATGTATAATAAGAGAAATACTAAAATCTACTTATGAAGGAGTCGGAAATGGAGAAACACCAATTTTCCCAATTCAAATCTGGAAAGTGAAAGAAGGTGTGAACTATAATCCTACTGATAGAAATTATGACTTATATGAATTAGCATGTAAAGTATCAGCTAAAAGATTTTTCCCTAATTTTTTAAATTTAGATGCAACCTTCAATAAGCATGTAAAATGGAAAATGTGCGACCCAAACAGATATATTTATGAAGTAGCAACAATGGGGTGTCGTACAAGGGTATTTGAAGATTTGCATGGAGAAAAAACAAGTATAGGAAGAGGAAATCTATCTTTTACGACTCTTAATTTAGTAAAAATGGCATTAGAGGCTAAAGAAAAATATCCAAATAATGAAGCTAATAGAGTTGCAGAGTTTATTTTTCTTCTTGATAAATATTCAGATGTAGTAGCAAGACAATTATATGATAGATACTTATTTCAATGTACTGCTAAAGCAAAACAGTTTCCACTATTAATGAGTGGGTTATGGAAAAACTCAGAAAATTTAAATCCAAATGATGATGTAAGCGAAGTTTTAAAGCATGGAACACTTGGGGTAGGATTTATAGGTCTAGCAGAATGTTTAATAGCTCTTATAGGTGAACATCATGGTGAAAGCGAAAAGGCACAAAAATTAGGTTTAGAAATCATATCACTTCTAAAGTCTAAAGTAGAAAAATATAAAAAGAAATATAACCTCAATTATTCTGTATTAGGCACACCCGCAGAAGGTCTTTCTGGAAAATTTACTCAAAAAGATAAAAAAATATTTGGAGAAATAAAAAATATTACAGACAAAGATTATTATACTAATAGTTCTCATGTTCCAGTTTGGTATAACTGCAATGTTGAACATAAAGCGAAAATAGAAGCACCTTACCATGAATTAGAAGGTGGTGGCCACATATTTTATGTTGAATTAGATGGGGATGCAACACATAATCCTAAAGCTATAATGAAAGTTGTGGATTTAATGAAAAAGTACAATATGGGATATGGTTCTGTAAATCATACAAGAAGTAGATGTATGAATTGTGGTTTTGAAAACGCAGATTCAGAGTTAAAAGAATGTCCTAAATGTGGCAGCAATAGTATAAATATTATCCAAAGAATTACAGGTTATTTAGTTGGAACTACGGATAGCTGGAATAATGCAAAATTAGCTGAGTTAAAGGATAGAGTCACACATGGATAAAGACTATATTTATATTTTAGATATAAAACATGACACAATTGTTGATGGAGAAGGGTTTAGAACATCTATTTATTGTTCTGGATGTAATCATATGTGTAGAGGCTGCCACAATCCTCAATCTTGGGATATAAAAAATGGAACTTTAACTAAAGTATTAGATATTTATAAGGAAATCATTTCAAATAAATTTTCAGATGTAACATTTTCAGGAGGAGACCCACTTCTACAACTGCAAGGATTTGTTCATTTAGCTAAATTAATTAAAAAGAATACAAACAAAACAATATGGTGTTATACAGGTTTTAAGTTTGAGGAACTCATAACAGACAATGAAAAGCTAGAATTGTTAAAATTAATAGATGTTCTTGTGGATGGAAAATTTGAAGAAGATAAAAAATCTTTAGAGTTGATTTTTAAAGGTTCGTCAAATCAAAGGATAATTGATGTTCAAAAAACATTATATGAAAAACAAATAGTATTATATGAATAAGAGAGGCTTAGCCCTCTCTTTGGAGGTAAGTGTTATGACCAAAGAAGAATTTATTACTAAATTTCTTAAAGAACAGCAGAGAAGAATAAAGGTTTTATATTATGAAGTTGAAAATTTCAAGATGGATAGAAGGTTTAATGAGAGGAAAAAGTCTAGGAGACATTAAAATGTTTCTTTTAATATAAGGAGGAAGTAGCTATATGTATTTTGAAACGGACATTATAAAAAATAAGAATACTGTAAATAAAATAATAAAATATTGTGGTGGAAATACTGAAAAATTGAAAGATTGGCTAAAAGAAATAGAAAATAAAAGTATCAGTAGTTTAGAAGAATTAAAAGAATATCCATTAAAAAGAAATTATAAATTTGTATTTTCCAAAGAAGAAGCTCCTAATTTAGATAAGCTTATAAAAATGAAACTAAGAGATAATTGTTTAGAAAAATGTGAGATTTGTAGTTTAGAAAATCTCTTAAGTATGCTAAATGATGAGATTTTAGATTTAAATAAAGAAGATATCTCTTATGAAGATAATATTGAATGGATTGAAAATTGTAAAGAAGAACTAATTAAATTAAAGGTAGGAAGTATTTGCATAGATTGGTAGAAAAATAAAGGAGTGAGATTTTGGTGTGAGAATTGTAATAAATACTTCAATGCGGAAGAAACATTACAGGAATATAATTATTTTTTAAATGAAGAGATACTTATATGCCCTAGTTGCAAAAAAGATTTAATACCTATAGCTAGGGAAACAGAATTATCATTAGGTTTTGATAGTGATACAAACCAATTAACTTATGTTGAATATGATTCTAGTGATTATAGTTTACTTAGAAAGGTAAATGCAGATGTTGAAGATGTAGTAAAACCTATAATACATTACATAAGAAATTTAAATAAAAATAGTTTAGATTTAAATGGAATTACAATAACAATGAATGGTAATAGAGAAGGAAAAAGACTTGATGGATTAAATTATGAAGAAGGAGTGGTTATGGATAATTTGATAAATGCATGGAATGGATTTTGCAAATTAAAAAGACAGCATCCTTCTGAGTTAGGAGATTTTCAAAATGCTATACATCAAGCTCAACAAGTATTAGGGTTAAGAGTTTTAAGAAATGATTATCCAAAAGGTTGGATTAAAAAATAAATATAATAAGGAGAGAAACCATGTCTACAAAAACTATATTAAAAAATATAGATATAAAAGATGATAAAGCAGCAGAAAGACTAATATCAGCTTTGGAAGAGTCGGAAAATAAACAAGATTCAGATTTAGATATTAAAAAGATATTTGAATTAATAGACAATTCTATTTCCTCTTATATTATATATGGAACTCCAAAAGCATTAAGTAAATTTGAAAGTATCTTAAATATCTTTAAAATAGACAAAGCAAATTCTCAACATGTCCAAAAATTTATAAAAGTACCAGCAATAGATTTAGGTAAATACTGTGATTATAAAAATAATAAAGCCCTTTTTGATGATAATACAGTGTACATTATTCCAAAAGATACAAAATTAAAAATATATAAAGACGAATATAAGTATGTTGTTTTGAAATAGATGATGATATATATAAAAAGGAGGTTTTAATGACCAAATATAAAATAGAAGATAGAACTAATCTTATAATTCATCAATCTAAAAAACATAATATTACCTTTACTTTAATTCTAGAAAATGAAGATAAAAGAGAAATGCTTAAAAAAGTTTTAAGATGCTTAAAGAAGGAACGTATTGTGTTTCTATTGAAGGTAAATTAAGCAGTGAGGAAGTAGAATTAGGAAATGTTACAATAACAATGTTTGTAGATGGAAATATTATTTTAAAAATGGATGTGTTGAAATATCTGGTGAGTATAAAGTTGAATAGATAAATAAAATTAGAGGGGAGAATGAATATGGAATTTAATAATTTTAAAAAACAAGTTCAAGAGAGATTTAATAAAATGACAACTGGAATCTCTTATATATATGAAGTAGATTTAGATAAAGATAGGCTGTGGAATTTATATTTAGATAGTTTTCCAGAAGGTACAAACGAAATATTTAGAGAGAGAAGAGAATATGATTGCTCTTGTTGTAGGCAATTTATTAAAAATATAGGAAATGTAGTAACTATAAAGGATAATAAAATATCATCAATCTGGGACATAGACACAGATTGTCCTACATTTAAACCTGTTGTAAAAGCACTATCTGAATATGTTAAATCTCATAATATAAATGATATATATGTAAGTAAATTTAAGAAAATAGGAACTGATAAAAATTTTGAAAACACATCTGAAAAAGTATATGAATGGAATCATTTATATATAGAATTACCTGATAGATTTGTGGATGAAACTAATAAATCTGTAGGAGATATTAAAGGAAGAATTAGAGATGTTAAGAATGTATTTAAACGTTCATTGGATGAAATAAGCGAAGATAGTGTATCTATAGTGCTAGACTTAATAAATCAAAAGTCTCTCTATAAGGGGGAGGAATGGCAAAACCCATTGATAGAATTTCTAAAATATAAAAGAAATTATATTAAATTACAAACTGAAACTGATAAGCAAAATTTCGCATGGGAACAATCTGTAAAAGCTGGAGTTGTTATAGGTAAAATAAGAAATCATAGTATTGGTACTTTATTACTTGATATATCAGAAGGAGTTGAATTAGATAAAGCTGTAAGTAGATATGAAAAAATAGTAGCTCCATCTAACTATAAAAGACCAAAGGCGATATATACTAAAAAAATGTTAGACGAAGCAAAGAAAACTATAACTGAACTAGGATATATGGATTCACTTCAAAGAAGACACGCTACAATAGATGATATTACTGTAAATAACATATTATTTGTTAATAAGGATTCAGCAAAACAAATGGGAGAATTTGATATATTTGATGAAATGTCTAAAGGCATAGGTATAGATTCTAAGAAGTTTTCAAAAGTAGAAGAATTAAATATAGAAGAGTTTATTCAAAATGTTCTACCCACATCAAAAGAAGTTGAACTGTTATTAGAAAATAGACATATAGACAATTTTGTATCATTAATAGCACCAGTTAATAAGGAGGCCAAATCAATGTTGAAATGGGATAATAACTTTGGATGGGCTTACGCTGGAAATATGACAGATAGTAGCATGAAGGAGAATGTTAAAAATGCAGGTGGAAAAGTAGATGGCGTATTAAGATTTAGTATTCAATGGAATGATACCGAATTCGATAACAACGATTTAGATGCTCATTGTATAGAACCAAATGGAAATCATATATATTTTGGTAATAAAACGAATTACTCTACAACTGGTATGTTAGATATAGATATAATGCATCCAAAAAGAGGTAATGTTGCAGTTGAAAATATAACTTGGTCTGATATAAACAAAATGAGATTAGGTACATATAAGTTTTATGTAAATAATTACTCGAAGAGAAGTGGAATATCTGGATTTAGAGCTGAAATAGAGTTTAATGGTGAAATTTATTCATTTGATTATAACAAACCTTTAAGAGATGGAGAAAATGTAATGGTTGCTGAAGTAACGTTAGATATAGGTAATAGATTTAAAATTAAGCCATTGTTACCTTCTAATGTTTCAAATAAAGAAATATGGGGATTAACTACAAATCAATTTATACCTGTAAGTGTAATAATGAACTCTCCTAATTATTGGGATGGGCAACAAGGAATAGGAAATAAACATTATTTCTTTATGTTGAAAGATTGTATAAATGAAGAAACAGTAAATGGTTTTTATAATGAATATCTAAAAAATGATTTAAATGTACATAGAAAAGTTTTTGAAGCACTAGGAAGTAAAATGTATGTTCCTTTTAGTGAAAATCAAATGAGTGGATTAGGGTTTAGCTCTACCAGAAGAAATGAAGTAATTGTAAAAGTTAGAGGAAGTTATGAAAGAATATTAAAAATAAAATTCTAAAGAGAGAGAGAGGTAAATAATAGTATGGAAAATGTATTTGAGATGGCAACAAGAAATAAATTTAGATTTGAATTTAGAGGATTAATTTCAGTTGAGGATTTATGGGATTTAAAATTGGAGCAGTTAGACGAAGTATATAAAACCTTAACAACAGATATGAAAAAAGCTAATGAGGAGAGCTTATTAAAGATAAAAACAAAAGACCAAAAGGAAGTAGAATTAAAAATAAAAATAGTTAAATATATAGTAGAGTTAAGACTTGCAGAAATAGAAAATAGAAATAAAGAAAAGAAGAAAAAAGAACAAAAGCAACATATATTAGAGCTAATAAATAAGAAGGAAAATCAAGAATTGGAAAATAAATCAATAGAAGAATTAAAATCAATGATTAATAGTTTAGAGTAGTTCTAGTAAAAGATGCTCTTGTTTAATAGAGCATCTTTGAATAAAAAACAGATTCTAATAAGAAAGGGTATTAGAATGTGGATAGTAAAATAGAAGTTGGAAGCATATGGGGATTAGAAGATGGGATAGCACAACCTCAATATGTAGGAACAAAAGTTAAAGTGGTTTCTATTTCATATATAGAAGAATTTAATAAAAGACTTATAACGTTTATGGAAATTGAAGAAAAAGAAGAAGATACTTGGATAGATGCAGATTGGGAAGATGTTTTTTTAAATGTTTTCTTTAAATTAGACTAATTAAAACAACAGTTTTAAGATGAATAAAATTTAAAAGGAGGATTAATAAATATGGATAACAAAGTATTGATACAGTTAACGAATGGAGCAATTATTAAGGAGAAAGATACTAAATGTATTCTAAAGGCAATGTAGTAAAAGTGTGGTGCTATCAGTGTGAAAAAATAGAATATCAAGAATTTGTAGGATATTTTAATTGTTATTTTGATAATTATAAATTAAAGAAACGATGGAAATGCTCTAAGTGTGGTGTTATCAATAATTTTTAACAATTTAATTAATGGAGGAGTGAGTTATGAAAATAAAGAAAATAATTTTAGGATTAGATAACTTAGAGAATGTAGAGTTGGGTATTGGAGATGTAGGGGCTTTTTATTTAGATAATATACATGAAATTATTGGAGGATTTACTTTGAGTTATATAGGTAAATGCAAACAGGCAGATTATTTACATATACAAATACATAAACGTGTTGATGAAATTCAAAGATTGCATGATTATAAGGATATTACAAATGTAAAGATAGAATACGAAGACGGAAGTGTGGAGGATATATATGTACCTTATAAACAAGAAGGGGATTTCTTGGGTTTAGATAATCTTTATCAAACTTCTTTTATTAGTAAACAAGGTTATTTACATATAGTTATCTCTAAGGATAAAACAGTAGAAGAAGTCTTCAATGAAGAATTTGAGGATGATGAAGGGGTAGAATTTAGTTTTAATATGTATGGAATATAAAACTTAAAATGGAAGGAGATGAGCAAATATAATTAACTCTTTTAAGAAATTAATAAAGTCAAAATATATAAAAAATAACGAATCAATAAAACCATTAGAAAGAATTTTTGAATATGAAATAAAAATCAAAGAAAAAAGAATATATTTTAATTTAGAATTATTGATTTATGAAAAAAGAATTAAGATAATTAAAAAAATATTTTTAAAAGATATACTATGCCATTATCGAAGAGATATAGAACAACTCGTCATTTATGACCTGGATAAATATCTTAATATGACAGATAAAGAAATGGAGGAATATATTATAAATTTAATAAAAGATAAAATAAAAGAAGAGTATGGGGAGAATATACTTCCTGAAATACTAATGGAAAAATTTATAAAACTCGAAAGAAAAGGTTCGGTGACTGTAGACGTACGGGATTTAATAGAGGGATAATAAATAACAAGTTAAAATACAGGTTTTAAAAGGAGAATAATAAATGGAAGTTCAAGGGAAATATAACAAAGCAAAAATATTTACAGATAATGTAGATAGTACAACAATAAGTCAAATAATAAATTTATGTAATCAAAAGGAATTTAAAGAATCTAGTATAAGAATTATGCCTGATTGTCATGCTGGTAAAGGATGTACAATAGGAACGACAATGACTATAAGTAATAAAGTAGTGCCAAATCTGGTAGGGGTGGATATAGGTTGTGGAATGGCTACTATTCCATTAGAAAAATATATTAATAATATAAATTATACAAAATTAGATAAGATTATAAGAGATTATATTCCTCATGGATTTAAAATACATAATAAGTCAAGAGAAAAACTATTAAAGAATTTATTTAATATAGACATAAATAATCTTAGATGCGAGGTGAATAAAAATAGAGCATATATGTCGTTAGGAACTTTAGGTGGAGGCAATCACTTTATAGAAGTTGATAAAAGTGAAAAAGGTCAAATGTATCTTACTGTTCATACAGGTTCAAGAAATTTAGGAAAACAAATAGCTGATTATTACCAAGACAAAGCTATAAAATATTGTATTGAAAAATATAAAAAGTCATATGATGATGCAAAAGAGTTTTTAATATCTACTCTAAAAAAAGACAATAAAGAACATTTGATAAATAAATATTTGAAAGACCTTAGTGATAGAAAATTGAATAAGCCACATGATGATTTATGTTATTTAGAAAATGATTTAATGGAAGATTATTTACATGATATGAGTATAGCTCAAAAATACGCTGCTGCAAATAGAATGGTTATAATTGCGGATATATTGTTTAAATATAACAGCCTAGATGTAAATTATGACCATTTTATAAGAGATATTAAATGTGATGTTATAGAATGTATTCATAACTATATAGATATGGATAGTAAAATACTTAGAAAAGGAGCAATTTCTGCAAATAAAGATGAAACAGTAATAATTCCAGTAAACATGAGAGATGGGATTATATTAGGAAAAGGTAAAGGTAATTCTGAGTGGAATTATTCAGCACCACATGGAGCAGGAAGAATTTTATCAAGAGGAAAAGCTAAAGAAAAAATATCTTTAGATGAATTTGAAGAATCTATGAAAGAAATATTTACAACTTGTGTAGGTCAATCAACACTAGATGAAGCACCACAAGCATACAAACCTATAGAGGACATATTAAACAATATAGGAGATACTATTGAGATAATGGAGGTGTTAAAACCAGTTTATAATTTTAAAAGTAATTAAAATGAAAAATTTAATAGATGAATTTAGGAGGAAATACTAATGGGAATGTATACAGAATTTGTATGTGCGATTGAATTAAAAAAGGATACGCCAAAAGAAGTTATTAATATATTAAATAACATGATAGAAGGAGAAGATAGATATGATATTACACCACCTCACCCATTCTTTGAATGTCGTAGATGGAGATGGTTATTTATAATGGATAGTTATTCTTTCTCAGGTAGGAGCAATACGATGTTTGAGTATGACGATATAGCAAAAACATATTATTTAACTATTAGAAGTAACTTAAAAAATTATGATGATGAAATAAATAAATTTTTAAATTGGATAAAACCATATATACAAATACATTGTGAAGACGATGAATTTTTAGGATATAGTCGATATGAAGAATGTCGTAATCCAGAATTAATTTATTATAATGAAATACAATAAAATCTTAATTTTAAATGGAGGTACATATGAAATTTGAAGATAACATGATTAAATCTTTTAGAGAGGTTAGAGTTGGAGACATTATACTTGCAGGTAATAACAAGTATTTAATAATATCAATATTAAATTATTTTGGATATGTGAACTTAGATACTGGTGATTGTAGTTCTGGCTTTAGATCAATTGAAGAATTAATGAAACAATTCGATAAACAAACACGATTTATTCAAAATGATAGATTTAAATTAATACTAGATTAATATAACATAAAATTTTATTTTTATAAGAAAGGTAAATTGAATATGTGTAAGTTTTGTGAAAGTATAATTGATAATACAAAAGATATACTTTTAACCTCAAGAAGTAGATTATTAGAAGACAATACATGTGAAATTATAGCAGAAGATAATTGTAATAATTGTTATGATGGATGTTATGAATATTTCAAACTAAACGGATATAAAATCAGGGGAAATACATATGTTAATGTCGACTACTACAAAAAAATTAGAAAAATAATAATTGCTCCATGTTCAGAATCAGTACATATAAACTATTGTCCATATTGTGGTAAACAAGTTTCTAAAGATATAAAAGATTTTAATTGTATTCCTGAGCATATAGTAGATGTTAGATATAAAAATGGTGATGTATATGATTATGATATGGAAAAGTCTGTACAAGAAGTCATGGATAATGCAAATAATAATTAAATAAAATGATACTTTTAATAGGGGATAAATATGAATCTTTGGTCTAAAATTGAAGAACCAGTGATGAGAGCAGTAAGTGGAATAGTATTTAATATATGGGGAAATGTTTGTTTTTCCATATATTACATAGAAGAAAATAAACAAATAGAGTTAGAAATATATGATAGACCTTATAGATATGAAGGTAAAAAAAATAGTTGTTGAGAAGTTATTTGATTACAAGTTAATAAATGCAGATTATAAAGAAATACATGATATTGTTTCTATGATAGAAAGATTTTTACTAGAAAATTATTAAAAGGAGATATTTAAAATGAATAAAGGAATTAAAAACTATATAACAGCAGTGAATTACTTACTTGATAATTTAGAGTATATGATGGAGGATGACGAATTTAATAATGAAAAGTTACAGAAAAGAATTGATGTAATTAGAAAATTTGAAAGAGAATTATAAGATGGGAAAAATAAAAAATGGAGAAATAGATACTGAAGATTATAGGCTTTTTAAAAACATTCAAAAAGAAAAAGATAGAGTATATAGTAAGTACATTAATGAAGAATACATAATGGAAGAATTCATAAACTACTTAAGATTGGAAGATAAAGATTATACTACAGAAATATTAGAAAGATATGCACGATATATTGATGAAAATTTAGACAATCGTTGTCCATATTGTGTATATAATATTTGTAGTGAACATGATAATTGTTTTGATGGAATACTTGAAAATTTAAAAGAAAAAATTAAAATAAAATAAATATTTTAACAGGAGAAAAATAATTATGAAATTAATAAATGGGGATAGATGTAGTGGAAAAACTACTACATTAATAAAGTATGCTTATGAAAATAATGCACTTATATTATGTTATTCGTGTGGAAATTTGAACTATATAATTGAAAAAGCAAAGGAATTGAAACTAGATATAATTATACCAAGAGTATTTAAAACTTATATAGAGTCTAATCATAAAATAGAATATATGAAAACTATAAATGGAAATATTATCAACGATACTTCTAATATAAGATTAGTTATAGATGAAATAGATTGTTGTTTGGAATCTATTATTAGAGAAGGTATAGATTGCGTCACTGGAACAATTCAAATAGAAAATTTAAATAATCATATCTAATAAATTTGTTTATTACATATCAAAAAATTCTAAGTGTTCTTATTTACAATTCAATTAAAACTAAAGGAGTGAAATTATATTGAAAAAAATTTTATTAATAGGTGCATTAGGAACAATGTTAATAGGAATGTCTGGATGTACAGGAATACAAAGCTCAATGAAAGATGCTGAAAGTGATGTATCAGGTCTTAATAGAGTTGTAAATGTATATTCAGATAATGGCGAGGTATTAAAAACATATACAAGTAAAAGTATGAGAGTCAAAGATGGAGATGGTGGCACTATAACACTAGATTTTGATGGTAAGAGGGTGATTATATGTAATGCTCATGTAGTAATAGAAGAAAATCAATCTAACAAATAAAGGAGAACTAAATGTTTAAAGTCTTAAAAACAATTCTTATAATAATTTGGGTAGTAGATATTTTAAACTTCCCACAATTTCAATTCTTAGATACAACATATCCAATCAATACCTTAGCATGGTTGCTAATCTGGATTCTTATACCATCAAGTAGTATATATATTGATAAAAAAGAATAAAGAAGGGAGTATTAGTTTGATTTTAAATATTGGTGCAATTTTTAATTTATGGTGTATGTTAGCTAATTATTTATGGGGAAGTACTAGTGGAATGATACTTAATGGATTTTGTCTTATAGCATTACTATTATTGGATAATAACTTAGATTAAAAGTATTATTTTAAGGAGATTAAAAGATGAAAATAACAATATCAATTGAAGAAGCAATGGATATTATTAAACAACACTATGAGAATAAAGGAATTGAAATCAAAGACTTAAGTTTTAATTTAGAAAAAACTGGAATGGTTAGAAATATTAAATTTAAGGGAGAAATAATACTTAAGTAGGAGATATTTATATTTGTTAAAAAAAAGGGGAAGATATTTATAAGTAGTACAAATAGAAGTGATGCTAGAAGTTTCCATATAAGTGATTATTATAGAACTCCAATTACTAAAATCAAAGAGTTTTTAACTGAGTTCAGTAGATATGAAAATATACTCAATTTAAATATAAAAATATTAGACCCATGTGCAGGTGGAGATAATACAAATCCAATGAGCTATCCAACTGCAATCCAAGAATTTTCAAATCAAGAAATTTCAATAGATACAGTAGATATAAGAGATGATTCAAGAGCAAATATAAAGCAAGATTATTTAAAGTTTCAGCCAAAAGAAAAATACGATGTAATTATTACTAATCCTCCCTTTAATTTAAGCTTGGATATAATTAATAAAGCTTTAAATGATGTAAGAGAAGGTGGTTTCGTTATTATGCTGCTAAGATTAAATTATCTTGGAGGAAAAGTAAGACAAAGACTGTGGGGAAATAATATGCCTAAATACATATTTGTTCACAACAAAAGAATGAGTTTTACAGATGATAAAAAGACAGATAGCATAGAATATGCTCATTTTGTATGGCAGAAGGGGTATAATCCAAAATTTTCTCAGTTAAAAGTATTAATAAGTCAATGAAATAGAGGTGTAAAGTGAAAGTTAAATACGTTGTATTTGAATGGGAGATTACATCAAAAAATGATGGCCAAAAACATTTTATAAATTTTAGAGATTTAATTAAATTATATGGAGTGCCGCTAAGAGAATGTATAAGAGCAAAGGATTATTACGAGAGAGATGGTTTAGACCTTAAAGATATAAAATTTCTATATCCAAGGGATGATGGAAAATATAAACTATAAAATCATGGTTTTAAATGATTATAAAATGTCAGTTTTAAAGGGGGCTAATCATATATGGATATTAAGATAGATATGTGTTTATTAGAGATGGAAATAAATAGAAGAAGATGTGAGTATGCTGCCAGAACAGGAAGATATCCTAATTCTCTTATTTTGTGGGAAGGTTACTATAGCCTTCTTAATATCCAATATATAGAGGATAAAACAAGAGGATATATTACTAAATTTAATGACATGGATGTTATAAAATGTAATGACTTTTTAAAAATAGAATTATTTGAAAAGAATATTAATAATTAAAATTTGTTTTTTAAGTTGAGGTGATGAGTTGAGATATAATAATTATCATAGTCATAAAATTTATTCAAATATAAGGTCGTTAGATGTAATTACTAAACCACAACAATATATAGATAGAGCAATAAAACTAGGTCAAAATACATATTTTACGACAGAACATGGATATCAAGGAAATGTATATGAGGCAAAAACTTTATGTGATGAATATAAATTAAAAATGATTATTGGAGCAGAATTTTACTATGTAAATGATATAAATGAGAAAGATAGAGGAAATTATCATTTAATAGTAATCGCTAAAAATAATGATGGTTACAAGCAAATAAATAAAGCTTTAAGTTTAGCTAATAAAAATGGATATTACTATAAACCAAGAATAGATGAAAAAATATTATTTGAGATATTTAAACCAGGGGATGTAGTTATTACTACTGCATGTGTAGCTGGAATATTAAAACTTGAGAATAGAGAAGAATTAATACTAAAACTAAAGAATTATTTTAAAAATAATTTCTTTCTTGAAGTACAATCTCATCCTCATAAAACTCAAGCTTTGCACAATAAGGATGTTTTAGAATTAAGCAACAAATATAATATAGATATAATACACGCCAATGACAGTCATTATATTTATCCAGAAGAATCAAAATATAGAACTAAATTTCTTAAAGCTAAAGGTATAAATTATCCTGAAGAAGACGGTTTTATTTTAGATTATCCAAATTCAGAGGATATATTTAAAAGATATGAAAAACAAAATGTATTAACAAAGCAAGAAGTTGAAAGAGCATTAAAAAATACTCTAATATTTGATGAGTGTGAAGAAATCACCTTAATAAATGATGATATAAAATTACCATCAATATCTAAAAATCCAAATAAAGAACTGAAAGAAATATTAAATAAAGAATGGTTAGAGAAAAGAAAAAATATCCCTAAAAATAGATGGAATGAATACTTAGATGCTATAAGGTATGAATTTGATATTATAGAGAAAACTCATATGGAGGATTACTTTATTATAGATTATAAAATAGTTCAAAGAGCAAAACAAGAATATAATGGTCTTCTTACTAAAACAGGGAGAGGTTCAGCACCTTCATTTATAATAACTAATCTTTTAGGGCTTACTGAAATAGATAGATTAAATGCTCCGGTACCATTATTCCCTACTAGATTTATGAGTGTTGAAAGAATACTATCAGCAAAATCTTTGCCAGATATAGATTTAAATGCTGAAGATGCTGAACCATTTATACAAGCAACTAGAGATTTATTAGGAGAAGAAAATTGTGCATGGATGATAAGTTATAAGCCATTACAAGATGCTTCAGCTTTTAGGCTATGGTGTAAAGCAAATGATATGAAACTATCTGAGTATGATGAAGTAGCTAAAAACTTAGATAAATACACAAATGATGTTTTTTGGAAAGATGTAATAAAGGAATCAAAGGTATTTGTAGGAGTAGTAGAAAGTGTTTCTTTCTCACCATGCTCTATGCTTATATATGATAGACCAATTGATGAAGAAGTAGGATTATTAAAAACTAAGGATGGGGTATGTTGTAATATAGATGGATATTATTGTGATAAGTATAAATATTTAAAAAATGATTATTTAACAGTGAAAGTATGGTCATTAATAAGAAAAACTTGTGAATTAGCAAATATTAGTATTCCTACAATTGAAGAACTAAACATCTTATTAGATGCTAAAACCTATGATATATATAAGGACAAATTAACTTGCACTATAAATCAGGTAGATTCAGACTATGCTACAAACCTGGCATCTAAATACAAAATATCTAGTGTGGCGGAAACAAGTGCATTTGTAGCTAGTATCAGACCAGGATTTGCATCTTTATTAGACAATTTTATTAACAGAGAGTCATATACAACTAACGTTAAAGAACTAGATATATTATTAGAAGATAGTTATCATTATCTTATGTATCAAGAATCAATAATGAAATATTTAATATGGTTAGGAATAGAGGAATCTGAGAGTTATGATATTATAAATAAGATTAAAAAAAAGAGATTTAAGGAAAAAGAGTTGAAAGAATTTCATATCAAACTAAAAAATAACTGGATTAAAAAAGTCGGAACTGAAAATAATTTTGAAGATACATGGCAAGTTGTAAACGATGCTGCCTCATATTCCTTTAATGCTTCACATAGTCTTTCATATGCATATGACAGCTTATACTGTGCATACCTTAAGTCACATTATCCATTGGAATATTATACTGTAGCATTCAATTTATATAATGAAGATACAGAGAGAACAAGAAAATTAACAGATGAAATAGAGTATTTTAGTATTAAATTAGAAAATCCTAAATTTAGATTTTCAAAATCTGAATACTTCTTTAATAGAGACACAAATAGTATTTACAAGGGCATTGAATCTATTAAATTTTTAAATTCTGATATAGGAGAGTATCTATATTCTCTTAAAGATAATAAATATGATTCATTTTTAGAGCTATTAATAGATTTGCAGGGGCATATAAACTCTAAACAATTATCTATACTGATTAAGCTAGATTTCTTTGAGGAATTTGGAAAGTCCAACAAACTTTTAGAGACTTATGATATCTATAACTCAATCTATAGTAAAAAACAATTTAAAAGAGATAATTTACCATGCAATATAAATACCATGAGAAAATACTCTAATAAAGAAACAGAAAAAATATTTAAAGAAGTTGATACAAAAGAATTATGTTCTTATCTTGAAAGTCAAATTGAAAATACAGATATACCAACCAATGAAAAAATACAAGCTCATTTTGAGTTTGTGGGTTCATGTAACATAAAAGATAGCAATTCAAATCCAAGGTATTGTTTAGTAATAGATATAGATACTAAATATTCTCCTAAAGTCACATTGTATAATATAAGTTCAGGAAATATAAAGATTTTCAAAGTAAGTAAACCTATTTTTGAGGATAATAAAATTGATGTTTATGATTTAGTTTATTTAAAATCAATTAAAGAAAAAGCTAAAAGTAAAAAAGTAGATGGAAAATGGATTAGGAGCAATACAGAAACAGAATGGTGGATACAAGAATATTGGAAAATAGAAAATTAAGAATATGACCTCGTATATGCGTTTCTAAGACTTTACATAAGAGTCTGCTTGTGTTTATTACATTGATTTCTTAAAATGGCATATACGAAGTTCGTGAAAGGTAGTGATTTCAATACTTATAGATGAACAAAGATATTATAGCTTATTGGAAGAAAAAAAAGACCTAAGTATGAGAATCGATGAATTAAAAGAGGAAAATGCTTTTTTAAAACAAGAAAATGAAGAGTATGAAGAAATTCTTAATGAGTGGGAATGTGTAAGAAAAGAAATTGTAGCAACTTGTAAAAAAAAAGAAATATTAGGTGAAAAACCAAGTGAATTAGAAATGGTTCTTCAAAAAATAGAGGATATATAATGAGTGTAAATAAAATTTATGAGAAAAAAGAATACATTATTATCAAATCAAAATCTGGATATATAGTTTATAATACAAATAAAGAGTTTAAAGAAGGCCACACTCACTTAAAAAGTTATAATGCTGCTAAAACAGCTATAGATTTAGTTATTAAGAGAAGGCTTCCTAAAAGTTATTCTATTTATTTTCTTACAAGTTTGATGAGAATATCTAATGATGTACAATATATAAAACATATAAGCGATATTGTATATATAAGAAATAATAAAGGACTAAAAGAAAAATATATAAATTCTAAAAATATTAAAAAAAACTATTGAGAACATAGAAGGTATATGATATACTATGAATATAACAAGAACATAGAAGGTAAAAAGGAGGTAGTGATTAATATTTGAAATCTTATAAAGAAAAACAGTTTTTAGTATTTGAATTTGAAGATGGGAAGAATGTAAAGTATAATTTGGCAACAGGAGAATACGTTGGTAAATCTGGAAGGATTGTAAAAGATGTGTGTACTCAACTTAGAGGATATAATTTACATGAGGTAATAAATTCTTTTGAAGATGAAAATTATAAGTGTTTTTTAAATTTTGTAGATGGAAGAGTAAATAGAAGTAAGAGTAGCAGAGCTTGGGGAAGGAGGGTTGAAAGAATAAGAAATATAGGAAGTTTTTTAAATGAAATAAATAATTATTCTGAGTATGAACAATTATTCTCAGCAGGATTAAAAAAAATAATTTATCCGATACATTGTGATATTAAGAGTATACCTAAAGGTCTTATTTCTATCTGTAGGAATTATAGTATTACTTTGAGTGACCGATTGATACAAGGGTATAGTAAAAACCCAAATTTGTATAATAATTTATTAAGTTTAGAATTGAATTCAATAAGAAAAACTAATTTAATTTCAATTCTTGATTCTGGTTATGATAGAATGATATTTGATAGATTAATAGACATATATAAATATAAACCTCAATCACTTATAAATTATATAGATAATCTGATGACATATGAAGCATTAAATGGGCTTGAAAGCACTCTAAACGAATTATATGACTATGTTGTTATGATGAGTGTAATAAGTGATAAATATGAAAAATATCCAAGACATTTCTTAACAACTCATAAAATAGCATCTCGAAATTATAATCGTCTTAAAACTCAATTTGAAGAAGAAGTATTTAATAAAAGAATAGACAAGTCACTAGAATATTCATATCAAGATTATAAATTTATATACCCTAAAAATACAAATGAAATTAAAGATGAAGCAGTACAACAAAATAATTGTGTAAGTAGTTATATTCAAAATGTTATAGATGGAAAATGTCATATATTATTTATGAGAAAAAAGGATAATCCAAGTAAAAGTTTAGTAACAATTGAAGTTAGAAATGGCAAAATAGTCCAAGCTAAAGGTAAATATAATAGAGATGTCAATGAAAGAGAGCAAGAAGCAATTGATAAATATAATAATAGAATAGAAAGGATGAAGAAAATATGTTAATAGAAGGAACTAAAATAAGATTAATGAAAGAAATACAAGGTTTTGAGATGTTAAAAATAGGAGATATATTTATTATTACATCTGTGGGAAATAATGGAACTATACATTTTAAAACAGATTATGGAATAGGTTTTATGAACTATAGTGAATTTGAAGCATATTTTGAAATTGTTCAACAAAAGAAAAAATATGAATGGGGTGCATGGTCTATAAGAGGAGATTTCTCTGGAGCATATCTATATAGAACAAATGGGAAAAAAGTAGAAGTTAGAAAAGGAAATTTTAAAGCATCCTCTACTTGCCATGATACAGATGAATTTAATTTAAATAAAGGTATTAAGTTATGTCTGGCAAGAATTGAAGTTAAAAAAGCAAAGAAACAAGTAAATTTAGTATTAGATGAAATAAATAATAAATAAATTTATCATTTTAATATGATTGGAGGTCTTTATGAGGTGGAGAAATATATTAGTAACAAGTGTTTTAGTAATGGGTAGTAGCATACATATATTTGCTAATACTAAAGAAATGAGTACTAGCAGGATGGATAAAAATATTGTAGCAGATACAGCTAAAAATATTAACTTAATGTATAAATATGAGTGGGAGCAACACAAAAATAGTTCTGAATATAAATTAGAAATCAAGAGAATTAATTTAGAAAAGGACTTAGGAATAAAAATAGAAAAATTAATTCCTGTAACATGGGAAGTAAGTTACTATACTTCTTTAAACTGTGAAAATAGTGAATATGGAGCTATTACAGCTACAGGAGAAAAATTACAATATGGGTTTGTGGCCAATAATCATCTTAAATTCGGAACTAAAATATTAGTTGATGGAAATTTAAAGGTGGTTAAAGATAGAGGTTCTAATAAATATTTTGGTAATTCTAATGCTATAGATGTATTTGTACCAAAATTAGAGGGGGAGAGTGATTATAAATATTATAAGAGAGTAAACAACATGGGAAGACATTATAAAGAAGGATATATTATAGTTGAAGGTTAGGAGTTGATAAATTGAATGTAAATGGAATAAAAATACCAGGAATTATTGATGTGTCAAATGTGTATGTTTATGGAATCAAAGAAAGTATAATTGCAAGTGGTTATCCGATGTATGAACAACAGGTAATAGATATGAAAAAAATAAACATTTCAGAAAAAGATTTAAAACGAGCAAATCAATTAGGCAAATCAAAACAAGGTTCAGGTCATGATTGCTTTTCTAAAGGAATTATCATTCAAATGGATTTACAATGGTCAGAATATATGTGGAGACAATGGGACAGATATCATCATAATGATTATGTGTCTAGTCAAAGTAAAATGCATAGATTATCTAAATTTAATCTTGATGATATGTGTAATAAATATGTTGATAAAAATACAATAAATTTTCTAAATGAGTTAATTCATGAGTACAATAACTTTGAAGAATTGAAATTGAATAATTCTAATAATATTATTCTTAGAAATGGAGAAAAAGTTGAAGTCACAAAAGAAACTCTTTGGAAAATCATAATATCAAATTGCCCGTCAGGATTGATGCTAACTGCAAGAGTTACATTAAATTATCTACAAATAAAATCTATGATAAATCAAAGAGAAAATCATAAAATGGAGGAATGGAGAATTCTGTGTGACTTTTTTAAAACACTACCAAAATATAAAGAATTAATGATGTAATAGTTTTGTTAGCAATTAAATTTTAAATATAAAGGAGAAGTGGGTATGGCAGAAAAAAGAATAAATTATAATCAAGTATTTGTATCAGGAGAAGTTTTAGACATTTTAAATATAGCTAGAATGAATCAAGGAACTGGCCAAGAAGCTATAAGATTTACCTTAAAGGTTGAAACAGCACCAAACGAATCAGTAAATGTAGATTACTTTACATCAATGTTTAAGTCAGATGGTTCACCAAATCAAATGTTTTTAGGAATAGAGACAATAGCTAATGAAATAAAAACTAGAGCAGAAGATGGAAAAGGTGATATTGTTAGATGTGTTTGTTCATTAGACAATAACTTATATTATAAAGATGGTGAAAAGAAAGAGCGATTCCAAATATCAGGAACTTTTTGCAATAGAGAAAAATATGATGACAAAGGTAATCCTATTGATGACAAAGGCGAAGTAGTAAAGTCAATAAAAGCGAGTCAGGTCTGGAGAGTATATACATTAATTGAAAATATAGAAGAAAAAGAAGATGATTTAGGTAAGTATTTAGAGATTAAGGGTTTAATTAATAAATATGGTAAGCAAGGTTGTAATATGACATTTAGAATACATAATGAAGATATGATAGAAGGATTTAAAAGTTTATATAAAATAGGAGATGTTGGCCTTCTTGAAGGTACAGTAAAATCTATGGTTGTTAGTAAATCAGCAGGATTTGGTTCAAGAATTAAAAAAAGTGCTTTTACATTTTTAGAAATAGAAGGTGGCGATGAACCTTTGAAAGATGGAGACAAAATATTTAGTGATAAAAATTATCCTTTCACAGATAAGAATATAGAGGCAATGAGAGAAAAAATAAAAGAAAAAGATGAAAAAGAAAAACAAAGAGATATTGATAAAAATGGTAAGACAATTGAGATAAGTGATGATGATGTACCATTTTAAATTATAAATTAAATAATCTATTAAAAAGGAGAGATGTGAATGGAAGTTAAAGAAAAAACAATGAATGATGGTTTCAAGAAAGTGGTAAATGAGGAAATAAAGACGTATATATCAAATTTATATTCAGATAGAATAGACGGATTAAAAGAGAGTGATAGTCAAATTGAGATAACAAAAGCATTAATAGCCTTTCATTTAGATATAGAATCAATTCCAAAGGATAATACAAACCCATTTTTCAGGTCTAAATATGCAAACCTTGATACAATTCTTAAAGCAGTAAATCCATTATTAGCAAAACATGATTTAATACTAATGCAATCAGCAGAAGATGCAGGTAATGATAAAGTATATATAAAAACTAAACTAAAGCATTCATCAGGCGAATACATAGAGTCAAATTCTGCACCATTTAAACCAGCTAAAACTAATGATATACAAGCTAGAGGAGCATTGGAAACTTATTTGAGAAGATATGCAGTTCAATCAGTATTAGCATTATCATTCGAGGAAGACGATGATGGAAATTCTTTAACAAACAAATCAAAGGGTAAATCAGAGGAAGAAAATTCAACTATTAAGAAAAGTAGAGTGTAAATAAAATTGCTACCTCTTAAATGAGGTAGCAATAAATACATAACATAAGGAGGGGAAATCTTGAATTGTAAGTGTAGGTTTTGTAAAAAGAAATTAAATACAAATGATGCTTATAAAGTAGAGCATATTACATCTGGAGGAAATAAGCAGAATAGATATTATTGCAATGAACAGGAATATAGAAAAGAGCAACAGGATATATATTTCTGGAAACAATGTCAACTTGGAATAGATTATATTATGGGATATACAGTTATAAATAATCAAAAAAATAAGATGTTACAAGAGATAATAAAAGGTGGTTATACGAGAGAAGAATTATATGATTGCATCATTGAGAAGAAAGATGAAGTTATAGAATTACTTAACTATAGAAAAGATATAGAAGAAGAATATCCTAAATTATGTTATGTGTTTACAATATTGAAAGGAAGTATTAGAGATATAACAATTAAAAACAAGCAAATGAAATATGAAAAAGAAAATGAAAGGATATACAAAGAAGTAGAGAAAAGTGAAGAATATTATGAAATAATTGCTCCTAAAAAAGTAATTTATAATAAAAGACAAAGTTTATTTGACAAAGTGAAAGGAGTGTATCAAGACGAGTAGTTATGAAAAAATAATAGAGGATAGGGGTATTATAGAAACATTGGTTTTAGGCACAATGTTAAAATCATTAACTCTTTTTAGTGAATATAAAATTAGCGAAAGTGACTTTATAATAGATAAGGTAAAATTCTTTTTCTCGTTAGGAAGAATAATGTCTAAAACACATAACGAGCTTGATGAAATAAGTGTAGCTAAATTTGTATCTTCAAATAAACTCAAATCTGAATATGAAAGATATGGTGGTTGGAATAGCTTATCATCTGCTATGGAGTATGGAAAAGAAACTAATATAGCAGCATATATTGATGATTTAGCTAAGAATAATTTACTAATTGCTTTAGATAAAAGAGGTTTTAATGTAATAAAAGAAATGGAGCATAATGGGTTAAAATTTATTCCATTTGAAATATTTCAATCTATGAAATGTAGAGAAGTGGAAGAATTTTATGAGGGGTTAATATCTTCATGTAGTGTAAATTCTATAAAAAATAATATGAAAGTTGAAAATCTTTTACTTACTAAAGATGATAGAGAAAAATTAAAGCAAAAAACTGAAGCAGGAACACCTTATAATATTATATTTGAATACACTGAAAAAGAAATAGGATTGAGTAATAATGAAGAATCTAAGTATATATATAGCTTACCAATATTATCAAATAGGACTAATGGGATTGGTAAGGGTGGTGGTATAAATATAATAGCAGGGTTTTCAGGCATAGGAAAAACTACTTTACTATTTTTTAATTACATATTAGCTATGATATATAGAGGAGAGAAGATAGTCATATTTGCGAATGAACAAAAATCTCAATATTTTAAGAGTATGTTAGTATCGTTTATAGCATATAACATATTTAATTATCATGATTTAGATAGAAATAAAATAGATAATGGAGATTTTACAGACTTTGAAGAAGACTTAATGGAAAAAATAGAAAAATTTTTAAGAGATAGATGTTTTGCAGAGAATCTAAAATTTATCTATATGGAAGAATTTGAAATATCTGAAATACTAAGGAAAAGTAAAGAACTTGTTACACATCAGGGATTTACTGGAATAGCAGTGGATACATTTAAATCAGAAGATTCGTCAGATGCACATTATACAGGAAAATTAATTGAAAATTCTAAATTACTCGATAGTTTTGGGAACAAATATAATGTAATAACTATGTTATCTATGCAATTACTTACAGCTCAAGAAAATAAAAGCTCATATCTTTCGGCAGGAGATTTGTCAGAAGCGAAAGCTGTCAAAAATGTATGTGGTTTATTAAAACTTATGAGAAAAGTAGTAAATGAGTTAGAATTAGATTCTACTAACAAGAAATTCTTTTTAAAACCATATAAATTAAAATATAATAAATTAAAAAAGACTACTGAAAGAGAATATATCCAGTTTGATGCAAAAGATTTGCAAAAAGAATATAGATTATTATTTTTAAATAAGTCAAGAAGAGGTCAAGATGGAGATGTAATTTTACTAAGATTTTATGGTAAGACTGGTAGATTAGAAGAGATAGGAAGGTGTGAGAAGGTCTACAGAGGACAATTGTCATACTAGGTGATGACTATGGAAATAAAGGATTTGACTAATGAACAGGTGATAAATTTTATGGAATATTTAGGTTCGGACTTATCTCCTAAAAGCAATGATAGACAGTTAATATTCAATACTTGTTTATGTCATAATGGTGATTCATACAAATTATTTTATTATACAGAAAGCAAAACGTTTCATTGCTATAGTTCTTGTGGCCATATAGGTAGCTTAATAGATTTATTAATACACATAAATAAATATGAGTTTAAAGATGCTATTAATGAAATAAAAGATTTCTTTGGTATTTCAAATCAACCAATGCTAAGAAAAGGATTTAGAATAAAGAAAAAAGTAGAACAGATACATGATATTAAAGATATACAAATAGAGTTACTTCCTACCCCTAAAAAGCCATATGTATATAAAACTTTTCAGCAAGTCCCAATTGAAGAGTGGGAAAATGAAAACATATCTTTTGAAGTCCTTAAAACATATCAAGTATATTATAATCTATATGAAAATCAAATAGTAATTCCACATTTCTGTTGGCATGATAGAGCTAGGCCTGTTGGTATTAGAGTTAGAAACTTAGATGAAGATAAGGCTAAAAGTTTTGGCAAATATATTCCATTATGGTACGACAATAGGTGCTATAATCATAGATTAAGTCTTAATCTATATGGATTAAATGTAAATAAAAAATCTATCAAAAATTCCAAAAAAGTTATTGTATTTGAAGGTGAAAAATCGGTGTTACAAATGGCTACTATGTATAAAAATAATCCCTCTGTAGCTATATGTGGGAGTAATTTTAGTAGAGAGCAAAAAAAGATATTAATAGATTTAGGTATTGAAGAATTAATCATAGCTTTTGATAGACAATTTAAAGTTAAAGATGATGAAGAATATGTTATATGGAGAGATAAGATATATAAATTAGTTCAAGATATTAAAGATGTAGTGAATATAAGTGTAATATGGGATAAATATAATTTATTGGGCTACAAAGATAGTCCTAGCGATAAAGGAAAGACAATATTTGAAAAACTATTAAAAAACAGAATTAATATAGAGAACGTTGTTAAACAATAAAAAAGTAAAGAAATTAATTTTATGAGAAAATTTTTATTGTTTAGGGATTTATTAGCAGATGCTAAATAAAATATGTGTTTTAATATGAGTCAGAATAACAAATAGAGGAGAGATAAGATGAAAATAATGAGCATAAGTATAGATTTACTATTAAAGAATATGTGTATTTGTATTCTTGATAATGGACACATTCGAGAGTTATCCAATAGAGATATAATAGCTGATAAATTTATCTTTGAAATTTATAAAATTTTTAATAATCATAATTGCGATAAACTAGTGTTAGATACATCAGGAATTGGAATTGCCTATTATCAAGATTTAGAGAAATATATAGATAAAAATAAATTAATTGGTATTTACTTAACAGAAAAGAATAATTCTAATAAAATACTAATGAATTTCCTTAATGATGAGTCATTTTATAATCTAGGACTAGAGATTTGTGTGAAAAATAATGGAGGTAGAATATACCCAGATATGTCTAAATACGATGAAATAGAAAGGGGGATTATTGAGTGTATTATGTTAGCAAATTATTATAGTAACCCATCAATAGAAAGTGAGTAATATATTTTAATATGAATTGGAGGTAGGTTGCATGATAAATTTTTCAATAAAGGACGTACATATGGGAGATAGATTATATTGTATGAATAATATAGGAAATTATAAAAAAGGTGAAATTTATACAGTTAGTGATACTAGTTTTTTTCAACTCTTCCATAAGATTAAAGGAGAAAATTGCTTACCAATTGATTATTATTTTATACACTTACCAAAAAAAAGAAGAATTAGAAAGTAATCCTAAGTCAATGACTAAAGAAGAAATAGAAGATGAATTAGGATATAAAATTAAAATAACGTCTAAATAATAAAGTGAGGTGATATTACATTGAATATCTTCAATAAAAAATATGGTAGAAATGTAAAAATAACAGAGGCAGAACCTCCTTCTCCTCCTCCCAAACAACCAAACTTCGATATGGATAATATACAATATGATAAAGAAATGAAAAGAAAGCTATTAGAAATGGAAAAAATAAAAATAGACTCAGAAATGAAAAAAAATAGTGAAGAATGGATTTGGATTGAAGGATATAAGGGTACAGATAGAGATATGAAATGTAGAAACTTTCAGTATGAACTAAATAAAACTTATAGTGTTGAAGAAATACATAGAGGAAATATAAATATATATGACTATGGATTCCATTTGTGTTTAGATTTAAAAGATGTTTTCAGATGTTATAATTTAAATTTAAGTAATAGATTTTTCAAAGTAAAAGCCTTAGTTAGAAGAGAGGATAAATATAAGTATGAGATGAAAAAATCTTTTTCATCAACACGTCCAGGAGCAGAATGGAGCATAGGTGCTAAAGAAATAATATTTTTTAGAGAATTAACTTTTGAAGAATTAAAACAAGATATCCAAGACAAGTTTCCTAAAATAAACAATGAACTGGAATGGAATCTTATCAAAAAATTAGGTGTTTATAAATATTACAATAAAATATTTATAAATAAAATGAAAGAAATTGGTTATTCAGATATTTTTTCACAGGTTTTATTTGATGAATATCATCCATTAATAAATCCACATAGAACTATGAATATACTTGACAAGGCAATTGCATATTCAAAAGAAAATTTATCTAAAGATATGATAATATATTTGCTTATGAAAGATATAAGAAAGTAACATATAAAAAGAAGGGAGATAATGTGGACAAAATAAATAAGATAGATTTGATTAAGTTAAAAGAAATGAACATATATGATAATTATCAATTAAAAAAAATAGCAAGTAAAATGATATTACATCTAAGATATGAAATAATGGATTTTTGTGGTTGTGGTTCTCCTGATGATATATCTTTTATGATAAAAGGAGTATTGACTTCCATACAAAATAAAGAAAAAAATTGTAATTTAGAATACACAGAAAGATGTTACATATTTGAAATAGAATTTAATAATGTTTGTGGAATAATTGGTAGTAAAAATGATTTGATACAAGAATTTATATTAAATGCTTTAAATTCATATGGGTTATTAGAACATGGTAGTAGCATTTGGGGGTCATGGCTATCTGATTATGGTAAACAAATATTATGTGCTTTTGAAATAGTTGGTGACTGTATTTTAGATGTTAGCTATTTAGATTAAAAAGTTAGTTTTAATAGGAGGTGTTCTATGGATATATTAAAAATCAGTTACAACAATCTAAACGCTGTATCAAAAATATCTGATGTACTAAGGGATATTGTAAATGAGGATACTTTAATAGTATGTATAGGTAGTGATAGAGTTTTAGCTGACTCATTAGCTCCCATGATTGGAACTATAATGGAAAAATCTAATATTAAAAATAAAATATTTGGAGTACTAGGAGATTCAATAGATGCTTTAAATTTAGAACAAAAAATACAAGCAATAAAAAATAATTATACAAATTCAAATATAATAGCCATTGATGCTGGTATAAGTAAAATTTCAGATAAAGGAACAATTATAATTAGCAATAAACCTGTTAAACCAGGTTTAGGGGTAGATAAGAAATTACTAGAAGTTGGTGATTATTCAATAGTTGGGATTATAGGTAGAAATAAATATGATATATATGATACTTCAGACCCTGAACTTATACTTGATTTAGCTGATGTTATATCGAAATCTTTAATATCTATATTATTAGAAAAAGAAGAAAGGATGATTGTATGATACAGGAAGTCAGACAAGAAATACTATTAAAAAATGGTTTGATTTTATATACAGGTGATTTAGTAGAAATAAAATACAAATCAGATGAAGATGTAATAGAACATACTTGTAAAGGTAAAATTAAAGAAGCAAAAGAATTATTTATTAAATTAGATACAAGTAAGAAATATAAAACTTCTGAAAGAATGATTTATTCTTGGGAATTAAAAGAAATAAAAAAGGTGGATGATGAAGATGAAAAAGATAATTAATAGTAAATATAGAGCATTATATTTATTTATATTTTTTCTAATTTTCAATTTAATATATAGTTTATATTTTGGAAGGAATACGGAGATTGGATTTTATTCTAGTACATCTTGCATAGAAGAATATATACTGGATATTATAACCTCTATAGGACTATTTTTCTCAATGATGTTAGCTGGGTTTGATGTTACAGAAAACTTTATAAACAGTTTAAGGGATTATTGTGAAGAAGATGCAAAGTGAGGTGAATAAATTGGAATTAAAGGATTATATAAGTAAAGTAGAATTAAATGACATGCCACTAACTTTAGATAATCAGTACATGTTAAATGAAATAAGCATATCTGAATATGGTAAAATATTTGCTGTAAAAGACACATCAGGAAGAACATCTTATTATACTGAAATAGAATTTAATAAACTATTTAGAGGAATTAATAGCATCCTAGAGAATATTATCTAATATATATTTTTAAGGAACTGAGGGTTGAGAGCTATTAATTAATAGCTCTCTATTTTTTTGAAAGGGGAGAATCAATGGAAAAGGAACTATACAGCTTTAGTAAATTAAATGCATTTCACACATGTCCATTTCAGTACTATCTTACATATGTAAAAAATTTAAATCGAGAACAAAATTGTTATGGTTATTATGGCAATGAATTACATAGTTTACTAGAACAATTACAACAAAGAAAAATAACAAATCAAGAAGCTATTCAAAAATACAATGAAGTTATAGAATATGCAAATCTAATGGATTACAACTTTCCTACACCAAATTCAAGAATTAATTATTTAGAATGTATATTACATTATATAGAAAATTTTGTACCAATTGAATGTGATAGATACTATATAGAAGAATATTTTGAGTTTGATATTAATGGAATTACAATGAGGGGATACATAGATTTATATTATATAATAGGTAATAAAATTTATGTTATAGATTACAAATCAAGTAGTAAATTTTCTAAAAAAGACCTACCTAAAAAATCAATGCAACTTATCTTATATGCAATGTATCTTAAAGAAAAATATCCAGATAAATCAATTAAATATGTAGCTTTCGATATGTGCAAGTATATGAAGAATGAAAAAGGGGTGTTAGTTGAAAGAAATAAGATTGATAATATAAACAATTATGAAAGAGCTATAGTAAAAATTAAATATACTAAAGAACTAGAGAAACAATTAATTGATTTTGTTGTTGATACAGTTACTCAAATAAAACAGTTAGATTCCAACGATGAGAGCGTTTGGTGCAAAAGTGATGACAAAAGTAATCAGTTTTTTTGTAAAACTCTATGTTCTCATTACAGGGTAAATTGTAAGATATGAGTCAGTTCTAATTTAAAAAGTTTATAAGAGGTGATAACTTGCTTAAAACAACCAGATATGAGTTATACAATGATGAATGTTTAAAAATAATGGATACATTAATTGAAAAAAATGTAAAAGTAGATGCAATAATTGCTGATATACCACAGGGGATAACTAAAAATAATTGGGATAAACCTTTAGCATTTAATGCTATGTGGGATAGATTATATAAATTAAGAAGGAATAAAAATACTCCAATTATACTATTTACCAATCAACCATTTACATCTAAATTAATATGCAGTAATGATAAGCACTTCAAAATAATGAAATATTGGGAAAAAGACAGACCAAGTGGTTTTTTAAATGCTAAAAGAATGCCTTTAAAAAATGTTGAAGAGATAGCAATATTTTATGAAAAACCACCAGTATATAACCCACAAATGATAGTTGGAAAGCCTAGTCACAGTATAGGTAAGGTTAATGGAGAAAGTAAATGTAAAAACAATAACAATTATGGCAATTTTGCAAGAGTTGAGAGAGAAGGGAACTTAAAATATCCTAAACAAATCCTAAAATATTCTAGACCTCACCCACCAATACATCCAACCGAAAAACCTGTACCACTTTTAAAAGATTTAATAATGACATATTCAAATGAGGGAGATGTAATTTTAGATTTTACTGCTGGTGTAATTTCAACAGGAGTAGCAGCATTAGAAACAAATAGAAGGTTTATTGGAATAGAATTAAACGAAGAAAGTTTTAATAAGGGGGTAAAAAGGATGAGAAATACAGAAAGTTTAATAATGAAAGGTTGCAAACATAAGGAAAACAAGAGTTTTAGAAAATCAAAATCACAATAAAATTTGAATTTTAATAAGATTGGAGAGTGATGAGTATTAAATTTCAACCTGTAATAAAATGGAGTGGAAGTAAAAGAAGTCAATCTGAAGAAATAGTAAACAAATTTCCTGATATAATTGACACCTATTATGAACCATTTATAGGTGGAGGAAGTGTGATGTTTCAATTATTAAATAGCAATAAAAAAGTAAAAAGATATATATGTAGTGATATAAATGAGGATTTAATTTCTTTATGGAACGCAATTAAATCAGATACCGAATCATTATGCTTAAAATATGAAAAGCTGTGGAATGAATTAAATAAAGATGAAGATATAGAAAGAAAGAAAAAGTATTATTATTCAATAAGAAATAGTTATAATAGTACAAGAAAACCAGAATTATTCTTATTTTTAAGTAGAACATGTGTAAATGGGCTAATTAGATATAACTCCAAAAATGAATTTAATACATCTCTTCATTTTTCTAGGAATGGTATAAATCCAAAAAAATTAAAAGAAATAATATATCAATGGTCAAAGATTTTAAATGATAAAAACGTTGTATTTTTAAAACAAAGTTACGAAAAAGTATATCCTAAAAGTAATGATTTTATATATTTAGACCCACCCTATGCAAATACAAAAGGAATGTATCAAGGAACTATAGATTATGAGTATTTTTGGGATTGGATTAGAACTTTAGAATGTAAATTAGCGTTGAGTTTTGATGGAAAGCTTGGAAATAAAGATAAAACATATGATGTACCAAAAGATATATATAAAATTCATAATTATCTTTATAGTGGAATAAGTGTTTTTAAAAAAATAAAACAAAAACAGGAGCCTGTGTATGAAAGTTTATATCTAAATTATTGATATGAATTTTAATAAGATTGGAGAGTGTTTAAATGAATATACCAAAGCAAGTAAAAGTAGGAGGTTTATTCTATAAAATAGAAGAGACAGAAGAACCCATTCTAGTAAATAATCAATTATGTTATGGATTAGCTGATTATGGAACTGAAACAATGAAATTATCTAATAATTTACAATCACAAAGAGTAAAAGAAGCTACATTTTTACATGAGCTATTTCATTGTATATTTAGAGATAGATGCATAGAGAGTGAAGATGAGGAATATTTAGTGGATGTATTAGCTAAAGGGCTTCATCAAGTAATTATAGATAATCCAAAAATATTTGAATGTAAAAAAAAGGTGAATTGTAATCCAATCACTTATCCTTCAATCCCGCCTGATAAACTAGAATCTATAGAATTAAGAGGAATGTAATGAATAAAATATTTGTATTTTTAGGATATTCAGGTTCAGGTAAAGATAGTATAGTAACAGAAATTTCAAAGCAATTCAATATTCCAATTCTAATATCACATACAACAAGACCTCCTCGTGGCCAATCAGAAATCATCAATAAAACATATTATTTTGTAGATAATAAATTTTTTAAGAAAGAAAAAAATAATTTTATTGAAATGAGAAAATATATAGTTCATGATGGCAGCACTTGGCTATATGGTATACATAAATCTGAATTAGAAAATAAAAAATATGCTTTGACTATAGTAGATGCATGTGGATATAAGGCGTTAGAAAAATATTTTATGGGAACAAAAACTAAGTTAATACCATTTTTTATAAATACAGATGAGAATATATTAAGAAAAAGACTTATTAATAGGGGTGATAATGCTAAAGAAATAGAGAGAAGATTAGCAGATGATAAACTTAAATTTAATGATTTTCTAAATAATGAAAGTTATATTGCAATACCAAATAACACTAATCTAATTAATGCAGTGGAGCAAGTCAAAATACATATGAAAGAAGGGATTGAATGGTATTAGCCCTAGATATATCCATGTCCTCAACTGGATGGGCAGTTATAAATAGAAATAAAAAGGTATTAAAATATGGAAAAATAGTAACTAAAAAAGATAAATTTAAGTCTGAAGATGAGAGAATGTGCTATATCTGTAATACAATTCAAGAGATAATTACAACTCATAATATTCAAATAGTCTTAGTTGAAGACCAATTCACTTCAAGAAATTCTAAAACAATTCTTAGTTTAAGAAAACTCTTAGGAGCAATAATGAGGACTGTAAAATTAAATAATATAGAGATTGAATATATGTATCCAGTTTCTATTAGAAAATATCTCATGAATAATGGTAAAGCTAAAAAGGAAGAAGTAGCTGCATATGTAAGAGAAAACATTATTGATATTGGAGAATATATTGATAGGACTTGTAAGGCTAAAACAAGTGATATATATGATGCTATAGCACTTGGAATAGCTTATTTAAACAAACTTGATACTAACAGATAATTTTAAAAAGGGAGATTAAATTAATGAGTATAAATGTTAAAATAAAGAAATTAAGTCAAGACACAATAATGCCATCTTATGCAAAAGAAGGTGATAGTGGAATAGATTTATATACACTAAAAGATACGGTGATTCCAGCCAAATCAGCAGTAGCAGTCTCTACAGGTATAGCGTTGGAAATTCCGTTTGGATATGAAATGCAAATTAGACCTAGAAGCGGTATAAGCTTAAAAGGAATGTTATTTACAAGAGATGTAGAAGTCCTTTATGTAGACAGAGATAAATCATTTAAAGATGTAATTGTATGTGATAGAATAAAACCTAAAAAGCAAATGAGAAAAAGTTTTGTAGTATATCCAACTGTGCGACTAGGTACGATAGATTCGGGATATAGAGGTGAAATTAAAATAATTACATATAATGAAGAGGATTTTGATATTTTAATTCCTAAACATACTAAACTTGCACAAGGTGTGTTTCAACAAGTTCCAAGAGCTATTTTAAAAGTTGTAGATGAATTGACTAGCTCTGAAAGAGGTAATAATGGATTTGGAAGCACTGGTATAAGATAGGAGGCTATATGTATACTATTAAAGATGTGATAGATGTATTGAAATCTACTAGAAACTGCAATCTAAAATGTAATGATTGTATATTAAATAAAAGTATAGTTACAAATAAAATAGAAAAAACATTATGTTGGTGGCTAGAAGAAACAAGAAAATCTCTTAAGCTATCACATTCAAATATTGAATTTGATAAACAAATTGAAATACTAAAAGAAGTGAATGACATTATATTTGAATGTGAGGACAAAACTTGCAATAAGTGTATATTTGGCGAAGAAGTGAGTAATCTATATAGTTCTTGTGATATATTAGAAAAGATATGTGATGAATTGAGCAAAAAAACATGTAAACTAATAGAAAAAATTAATTATTATCATGATTATACTTATGAAAAATTATATTGTTTAGAAAATGTTAAAACTGGAGAGAAATTTGCTGTTGAAGAAAATCAAATAAAGAGATATAATATCCTCAATACTAATTTTGGAGGTGCTAATATGTTTAAATATGATGATTATGTTAATTTGACAAATAGTTTAGAGTTACCAGAAGAAATTAGAAATAAATGTGTTAGAGTTGTAATGACATTGGAAAATATGCAAGATATTATGATAGTACATAAGTTCAAGACTTATGTTGTTAATGAAAAATACATTGAAAAAGTATCATAAAAATAAAAAAGTCATCTATTAATTTAGATGACTTTTTTATCTGTTAATAATATAATAGAAGTATTATTGAAAAAATAAAAGAACAAATTAAAATCTATCACTTTTGAAAACTTCAAGTAATTGTGGAATATTAACTCCGAATCCCTCTATTAATTTTTCTTTATTATATGAATCATCCCAACTAAAAGGCTTGATGGTATTTACAATTTTAGTTGAGGTTAATTTGTTATATTTAGGTTTATTAGTTGCTATTGTTTCAAATAATATCTTAGCTCTAAAAATTTCAAATCTATAACCTTTTCCAGCTTTTTCAATATATTTAATTAAATTATTTACGCTTTCAGTAGAAGTATTTGCTGTTCTATATCCAAAATAGTTAAATATCTCTAAGTACCAACTATCAACTGTTTTTATCACCTCTTGGTAATATTTCATATTTTTAGGAACTGACAATTTCCATTTCTCATATATTTTAAAAGCATCTTCTTTATTTTGACATCCATAAATATCTCTAAATTGTTCCTTAAGCTCATATACTAATTTTAAATGTGGAAATTCATTGAATATCGTTTGCATATTCTGTATTTGTTCATCTTTTAATTCCTCTCTATTTTTTGATAGTAAAATTTTATCTTTTAATAGTTTTTTGCGTTGCTTAATTGTTAAAGTATCTTTAAAAGACTTTCTTTCTTTTTCTAGGGCATTTGTAATTAATTGTAAAACATGAAATCTATCTATAATAATTTTTACCTTTGGTAATTCCTCATAAATTGCTTCTTTACAATGTTTGCACATATCAATTATTATGACTTCGATTTGTTTTTTATTAGGAAATTTATTTAAAAATGCTTTGATATCAGTTTTATTTCTAGTTGCTTGAATATCAAGAATTTTATGATGGACTACATCTATATATATAGCTCTTACTGAGTTCTTAAGATATAGTCCATTTATACTCAACACTATCGGGGTAGTGTAAACTATATTTTTTTCAAGTTCCTTCATATAAACTTCAAACACTCTTTTTACTGTGGTTGGTGAAACACTATATTCATCTGCAATACTGGAAAATGGTTTCTTAAGAGATTCTTTTTCTATCTGTTTTCTTAATCTAATAGTAATTTTACCTCTTTCATCAATGCTTTTATATTTTTGATTGAATGTAGAATTACAATGTTTACATTTATATCTATAACTATGTATTTCTATTACTACATGTTTGTCAAAAATATTTAAATCCTTAACAGAACGTGTAGACTTTCCATGCTTATAATATTCAGTGCAACCACATTCATAACATATGGTGGGTTCTTTTTTAGGTTTAACAATTACAGTCATATCGTGTTCATTTATTATTGTATCAATAACTTCAAAATCTGGTAAATTTAATACATCCATTTTTATTCACATTCTTTAATTAGATTAATAGCTGTTATCATTCTAATATTATATATAGTTTTTTTTGTATTTTGTAAATACCATTCTAAATAACTTCTATTTTCTTTATAAACATCATATGCTGTTTTACCTTTGTATTTTCCACTTGTAAAAATAATTTTTTTTGCATCATCAAGACTTATATCTTTAAAATAAGCTAATAAATTTTTTGATATATGAGGATAAAATGTATCTAATAAATATTTTATGCAATTATAACTTTTAGTTCTTTCTGATGATGGATTGTAATTTAACTGATTAACACCAACACTTGAAAAGTTAAATTCTTTACTGTTTAAATTTCCTGCATAATATGCAACACAATGCTCTAAATCAGTTTGCATTACATCATATATATATTCACCTGAGTATTTTGAGAAACAAGGAAATTTAACAGTTTTAGCCTTCTCTAGGGTGTCAACATTTTCTTCTTCTAATATTTTGGATTGTCTCTTTTCTTTAATATCCCAAATTAATGAATTTAAATATTCAAAGTCACTTAAGTGCTTATCAGCCCAAATATTAGCTTTTTCAAATCCTATTTCAAAAGATTCAACTTCTTCTTTTAAAATAGTCTCTTTTAAATATTCGATATATAAG